GGCGGTAAGATCGATGCAACTTCCTCCGTAGCCTTCTTTCCATGAGAGTCATTATCAAAGAATAATACGATCTCGTTATAGCCCTGGAGATATGGAATCTGTTTTTGTATATCCTTCTTAGCACCCGCACAACCATGACCAATACTGCATGCAGCCCAGCCTGGCATTGCTTCAAATATGCTAAGAGCATCGAGTTCGCCTTCTGATATGACAATCCTTTTCCCTTTGTCTGCAAAAAGATTTTGTCCGAAAAGAGTATCTGTCCGAATCCCTTCATAATAAAATTCTTTCTGTTTGTTCTTTACTTTAAATCCTTGAATTTTTCCACTGCCCGAATAATAAGGGAATCGTAGGGTATCTCCGTCTTTAAAGACTTTGTAGAATTCGCATGTCTTTTGGCTGATTTGCCTTTTACCGAGTCTGGTCGGTATGCCTTTGAGTTGTACATCGTTCATGTAATATTTTTTGTCATCGTTTCTTGTGGTGGTTTGACACGAGAAACAAAAAGTATGGCCATCTGTATAGACAGCCTTTGCATCACTTGAGCCACATACTTCACATGGCTCATGTTGTATAAATTCGGAATCAGTCATTGGAACCAATCCACTGGTATCAAGTAGCTTGCACACCATTTGATATTGTGGCGATCACACCAAGCTGCATATGTTGTTTTGCTTTTTTTGGAGATCTTGTTGTATGGATTCATAAAAACCATACGAAGATCTATTCCTGGATTTTGTTCAATAACCGTTTTTATTTTTTTTCGGTCTGCACTGTCCCAAAACCCTTTACATTCCCAATAAGTTCCATTGGTTAATTTGAAATCTGGAATATAATTTTTTTCTAAAACATATTTAAGTTTAGTTTCTTCATATTCATACTCCACTTGATTATCAAATAATATATCTGCTACTTGTTCTTCTAACTTTGATCTAAACATTAGAAGTCATCGTCAGATTCTACTGAGCATGGTGCAGTATCTTCAGCAGCTGGTACAGAAACTACAGGATCAGCAATCTTATATCCATTTGAAGTTCCAAATAGTTTTACAGCCTCATCCTGTGTAATATCTCCAGCATCAGTCCCCGCCTCGCTCTTCACAGAGACAATTTGGACAGCCGTTAATTTTAAAGTGGTTCCATACGTTACATTGTCCGGCAGAATGTACGGCTTCTGTGCAAAGCATATTTTGACTTTCGAGCCACTGTACAGCGGAATATTTACATCTGTTACAGGACAACCCTCGGTGTCTACAATAGTAGGTTTTTTTTCTTCCTTCCATTTAAATTTGACCATAAATTTTTCATCACTGACCTCTTCCCAAGGCTCAGGTTTTAAAACTGACCTTCGTTTGTTTTTCAGTTTTGATTCTGCCCACTTAAGGACCTCTTCTCTCTCTTTTTCAAGCTTTGATATCATGGTCGGATCGAATACGGTACTGAGGCAGTATCCATATTGACTTGGTTTTAATACAGCTTGAAAGCCTTCTAATGTAATAGGCTCTTTAGTTAGGTGGATTTCTCTCATTAACAAAAAAAATAAGTTGACTCTGTGACCAAAGAAGGGTCTAAATCTCCTACATATGGTGGTTCTTCTTCGGCATTAATTGCTTTTGCAAAATCTTTTAAGACATTGTGGTTAGTAAAGATTTCTTTATATGCTTCTCTGATGAGCTTTGACATCAATGTCATGTCAGTTGCTTTGGCAAGAATACAGTCATGTATTAGGCTTACGTCTACTCCCTTTGCTTTAGTGCATGCCAGGGCGAGCATCGATGAATCAATCGAATGGATTAAATTAGGACTTGTTGCATTCTTATGGTGGTTAAGATCAACTCCTAACTCTCCAGTTCCTACCTTGACTCGACATCTTCCTAGTAGTTTAAGTTCTACTGTTTCTGTATCCTTCTTCATCAGTCGTTGAACAACTCTGAAACCTGATGGTGTTACCCAGGAGATCTCAGTCATTCCACGTTTAATTGCTTTTGCTACCTCTTTTTCTATCCAGGCCATAGTTTTCATGGGTCCGGGAAAGATTTCCGACATAGCTTTTCTTACTGCTCTTACAGTTTGTGTGACTTCTTCAGTTGTTGGTTCTATTCCTTTTTCAACTAAACCTTCTCTTATATAAGTCAAATTGCTTTGGAACTTAGCTGAGTAGGGTAATGTCATAACTATTCTTTTAACATTTTTCCTATCCCATACTTTCCAAAATCGTTGTGGTATGTGAGGTTTAGCAGCTTCAGCTACTACTTTGTAGGCATCTTGTGGCCTATCGCTTGGTACGCAATTTGTAAGTTTGGCAGTTGATAAGTCAGAACTCATCCCTGCGAGCAGTTGTAATCCAGAACTAGTGGCATCAATACTGATCCATAATCCTGTAGTTGTTCTAGTTTTGGCTATTACTATTTCGTAGTATTCTCTAGCAGCTGCAAGAAATCTGAAAGGTTCTTCTGCAATTTCCCAGGCTGGTAAACAACCAATAGGATCTGTAGCTACCTGTTCTATTAGATTGTGATTATTTGCTGTCCAATCTAATCTTTCTTGCATTGGGCTTTTATCGAGGCCGTAGCATGTGGCTACCTCGAATTTCAGCCAAGTAATAGCGTCAGGAGTAACAGGAGATTCATCTCCCGCTCTAACTAATGCCTTTCCAAAGTCAGTATCTTGAGTTGACCCAACAGTAGGTATGGGATAAATCCTTCCTCTGTAGTCACAAGAAAAACACAAATAATAATATGGTTTATTTTTGAATTCTTTGACAAAATTCATTGTCATTCTTGTTCGACAAGACTTCCGAAATTCCTGTGCATTAGCATTGTTGATTTTAGTAGCATCCCGCTTCCAACGCTTCTTACTTTCAGCATTGGTATCAATGTCAGCTGGTTTTGGTGGTATCTCTGTGTACATGATGGGGCGAAATTTGCCAACACCACGTTGCAGCTGTTCCAGAGTTTCAGCTACCTCAACAATCCAGGGGTTCAATGTATACTTTACTTTTTGTATCCCATTGATAAATTCGTAAATTAATTTTCCCTGTACAGGGAGGGGTTGTCCTTTGCGTACAAAATCGTGACATCTTGTAAGTTGATTAAGTAAATAACCTCCCTCATTTGTAGGAGTCCAATCATTTGGTTCTATCAACATTGGCCAGCTGAATGGACTAAATAATTCAGCTATTTTTACAATCTCATCTTTATGTTTGATGAACTGTTCAGTTGGTACTAATCTGTTTTCTGTTCTATTCCTGGTGTAAAAAGGTAGAACCTCAAACCATCCAGAAGATTCGCATAATGCATCAACATACCAACCACCAACTTTTACTCTGGTAGCTGGTGTCCATGCAACCCAAGGATCTATATCCTGTTTTTGCATAAGCACTTGCATGCTTTTTCTTTTGGATTCCGTGCCTTTAGACATATGCCAATAGCTTTTCTTCAAAGCATTGAATAGTCCAGGCTTAATTTGTTCGTAATATCTCATCTGTAGTTCTGCCTCTATAGCTCGACCACAAGACTCTGTTATTTTGCAAACTGCACTCTCTTCCTTTCTATAAGAAAAGACCTTATCAAATACAATCTTGCTTGCAATTGCAGCTGCACTCTCCGGGTCTATTTGTAGTATGAAATTGTGTAATAAATGCAATCTATGACCACTTGCATTTTTTAATCTTTTTGCAGTTTTTTCTTTTATATATTTTATAAATATAGGTAGTAAGTTCTCGATTGAACTAGAACCATATACGGTAGCTGAGGCATATGAAGCCTTTTCTAATTTAAGAGTATCTTTTCTAAATTTTTCTAAACCACCGTCTATTAATTTTCGCTCAAACAAAAACTCCTCATCAATTTGTGAGGGAGTTGGCATGTATATTGGGTTGTAAATTTATTGACATCCGCACGGATGTATATTATCGATCCTTTAAAAATAACTAATCCTCTTGCGGATCGCTGTTGTCGATTGTGATTACGCTAGTTATAGCTTTCTTACGCAAATGTATCCAGGCTAAATTATCCTATTTCTCCATATAAATCATATACACCCGCATCATAAGATAAAACCAGTTGTAGTAATAGTTCTCAAGAGTTACGTTGTGCATGTATTAAATAGTTCTAAAAAAGGGGTTGTTAAATTAGCCTGGTTTGTATCGCGTGATAACTATAGACATCTTAAGTCAAATTCT